ATTTTATAAGAAGTGTAAAGAAATTTTAGAAGATGGTAAAGTTACAGATGATGAAATTGCTAAACTAAAAACAGTAGCAGAAGCAGCTCCTAAAACAATAGCATTTGCTTTTGGTAGATTTAACCCACCTACGATTGGTCACTTAAAATTAATGGACAAAGTTAAATCAACTAGTAGAGATTACAAAATTTATTTAAGTAGAAGTGAAGACCCTAAAAAGAACCCATTAGGTGCTAGAGAAAAATTAGATTTGATGAAAAAGATGTTTCCTCAACACGCTAGAAACATAGTAATAAATCCATCAAACAATGTATTAGATATATTAACTAAACTATATGACACACACCACAGAGTGATTATGGTCGCTGGTAGTGATAGAGTTAGAGAGTTTGATACTCTATTGAATAGATACAATAATGTAAAATCCAGACATGGATACTATTACTTTGAAGATATTAAAGTTGTATCTGCTGGAGACCGAGATCCTGATGCAGAGGGCGCAGCTGGTATGAGTGCTAGTAAGATGAGAGTGGCTGCAGCGAAAGGGGATTTAGAAGCATTTAAAAAAGGATTACCGGGAAGTAGCAAAGGTAATGGTGAAAAAATTATGACGCAAGTCAGAAAAGGTATGAACTTGGCAGCGTCTTATGGTGGAACGTCTGGTGCAGGTTTAGGAACTTATCAAGCAGTAGCTAGTTTAGAAGGATTTGAACAAGAACAAGTAAGAGATTTATATGTTAGAGAAATGATTTTTAACATAGACGACAAAGTAGATTATATCAAAGAAGATATAAAAGGTACAGTAAAAAGACGAGGTACCAACTACATTGTTATAGAAGACAACAATAATAATCTACACAAAGCATGGATATGGGATTGTTTACCCATAGCATCGGATAGAGAAGTAGAAGTACGAGAATACAACACAGACGTTGACTACGGCTTTACTGCTGTAGATACAATAGAAGAAGATAAAACTCCGCAAGACACAGATGTCAAAAAGAAAGACGGAACACAACCAAAAAAATATTACTCAGGTTTATCAAAAGATACAAAAGATAAAAGAGCAGATCACTTTAAAAAACAAGATTACAAAAAAAGTGATAAAGATTATAAACCTGCACCCGGTGACGCAGATGCTAAAACAGAACCATCTAAACATACTAAAAAGTTTAAACAAATGTATGGCGAAATGATAGATAAGTTAGATGAAAAAGGCAAAGGTCTATGGCATAATATTCACATGAAAAGAAAAAGAGGTGAGAAGATGAGAAAAAAAGGTGAAAAAGGTGCGCCAACTACTCAACAATTAAAGAGAGCACAAGGCGAACAACAAGAAGAAGCTTACGATTTAGGACACGATTATGCAGACCATGCATCAAAAACTACTCCAGGTGAACCCAATTATGATGCTAAACATCAAGGTGATAGTTACAAACCTAGTGATTCAAAGAAAAATCTAAAAAGAGTTGTCAATTCATTTAGTAAATTTAGACTAGATAGCGAGAGTAATCCAGTAAAAGAAAAAGATGTAAAAGAATGGTCAATGTCAGGTGTTACAATAGATAAATATAAGGAAAGATACAAAGAATTATGGCGAGAGAAACTAGACGAAGTAGTGAAACGAATGATGGAGAAGATTTAGAAATGGACAAGTTTATGGAAGAACTAGCCAATAACACTCCTAACGGAGATCAATTTAAAGAGGTAAAAGATGAGTAAATCATTTAGACAGTTTAAAAAAGGCGACTATGGATTAATAGAAGCTAAGGCGAGTGAGACTCACCTTCAATACCTAAGAGCTAAAACATATAGAAACGATCATTTCGAAACTAGAAGATATATCGCTGATAAAATATTAGGCGATAAGAAATTAGCAGATGCGTATTCTTCACTAGAAAAACTACACAACGATTTTGGAAGTGTACTAGGGAATGACGCAATAACAATGAGACAAAGATTAGAAAAAACTCTAAAAGATCAATTAAGAAGAAAAGTTATTAATTGGGATAATGTTTGGAGTGAGCTATAATGACATACAGAAAGTCAATGTCTGACGCAATTAGAGAAGTACAAGAATCAACTATCAAACCATATGTTTCAATGTCAATGGGTGGTCAATACAATGTATTAGACAAAAATAGTAAAGTGGTTTATTCTACAAAAGATCAAAGACTAGCATATGATTACTTTAAAAAGAACTTTGATAAATTAAAAGAAGATGGAGACCACGAGGTTTCTATGGCGATAGGTCAATTAAAAACTATTTCTCAATACGCTGAAAAACTTCAAACTATTTTACAATCAAAAGGTAATGATTATGATATAGAAGCTTGGGTACAATCTAAAATAACTTCTGCGGAAGATTATATGAATAGTATTGGTCACTATATGGAAAATGATCCAAGTGTGAATGAAGAACTATTAGAAGTATCTGATGTACTTAAACTAGCTGTACTAAAGAGAAAAATTAAACAATACAAAGACAAAGTATTTAAGAAAACTATGTCAACTATTAAGTCACCACTATTTGCTAATTACGAAGAAATAGAGGAAGGCAAGATGAAAGATATTTACAATATGGACCAAGAAGGTAAGAGTGCAGCCGACATAGCTAAATTAATGAAACTACCTTTGAAAACTATAAAAGATATTTTAGGCGAAGAAGTATTTGAACAAATCGCTGAATTTACTTCTGATATGATTAAGAGATTACAAAAAACATATGCTACAATGCCTCAAAAAATTTCACCAGAACAAGCTAAAGCTCTTTCAAAACATTTAGATAGACTTGACTTGGCTTCATTAAAACAATTAACTAAAGCAAAAATACCATTTGTTACTACACTTGCTAGAAACAAAGTTTATAAAGCAACGGGTAAGTTTGAAGAAGTTGAATTAGAAGAAAAAACATATGGTGAGACTTTAGTTTCAAAAGCAAAAGACCTTGCTAAAAAATTCAAAGATAATATGTCTAAGGCTGTGGCAGAAATAGAAAAACTAGAAATAGGATTATCAAAAAATTCTTCAGTAGAACAAGAATTAAGAAAATATAATGAAGCAGTTGAAGTACCAGCAGGTTCTCATAAGATGCCTGATGGAACTATAATGAAAGATACAGAACATAAGAAAGACGATACGAAAGATGATAAAGAAAACGTAGCAAAAGAAAATGCTGACAAAGAAATTGCTTCTTTGAAAGATCAAATCGCTATGTTAAAAACAAAATTAGAAAACGAAAAGAATAAAGCTGTTAAGCCTGAGCCAAATCCAAAGACTGGCGAAGTACCATTAACAGTTGGTATAGCTCACAAATACTTCAAAGACAAAGAAGCTAAAGAAGATGTTAAAGAAGCTATGAGTGACAAAGATAAAAGAATACAAAAAGCAAAAGACATGATTAAGTATTATGACGCTCAAAAGAAAGCTGCTTTAAAAGGTAAGAATAAAGATTTAGCAAAGAAGATGTTAAAGAATGATATTGAAGAAACGGTTTCAATCAAAGCTTATAAGAACGCAGTAGACCCAACAAAAAAAGGTTTAATGATTTCTAAATCTGGTGGTATGAGTGGTACTATAATGATTAAAGATAAGAAAGAATTAGAAGATTTAGAAACTAAAATAGCACAAGCAAAAAAAATGTATAATATAAAAGAAATGGCTAAAGATGACGCTTATGCTATTGGTATGGCACAAGCTAAAAAATCTATGAATGATGAGCCACCTTTAGATAAGAAGACTATTACTAAAGGACATGAAATTGCTAAATCAATTATTAAAAAAGAAGAAACTTTAGATGAGTTCACAAGTAATATGATTAAGAGATTACAAATATCATATGCTGATTTAAAAGGTAAAACACTATCTCCAGAAAAGGCAACTGCTCTTTCAAAACATTTAGATAGATTAGATACAACTTCTTTAAGACAATTAGTAAAAGCAAATATACCTTTCATGTCAACACTTGCTAGAAACAAGATATACAAAAAGACAGGTAAGTTTGAAGAAAGAAGACTATATGTAGAATCTATTTCAGGCTTACAGAATAAAGCTGAGAAGTCTGGTATGCCTTATTCAATATTAAAAAAAGTTTATGATAGAGGAATGGCCGCTTGGAAAAGTGGACACAGACCTGGCGCTAGTCAACAACAATGGGCTTTCGCTAGAGTAAACTCTTTCGTTACAAAATCCTCAGGTACCTGGGGTGGCGCTGACAAAGATTTAGCGAAACAAGTAAAAGGATAAAACAATGAGTTATTTAAAACACAAACCAGGTAGTATTGAAGAATTAATGAGTAACGAAGCAGCAAAATTAAACGACAATGCTTACCAAGATATGTTCAAAAAAGAACTAGACAAAGCTGGTAAAGGTATCGGCTCTATGTCACCAAAAGAAAAAAAAGATTTCTTTAATAAAATTGATGACAAGTACAAAGCAAAAAACGAAGAAGATGCTTACGATAAAGATGATCAGAAACCAAAGCCTAAACCTAAGCCTAAAAAAGAAGAACTATCATCAGCACAAAAGAAATTACCTGCTGGTCTACAAAAGGCTATTAAAGATAAAGAAGCAAAATCAGAAGCTAATGATGTCGATAACGGCGATGAAAAACATGAAGATGATAAAAAAGTTTCTACTAAAGAAGCTAAAAAGAAACTTCATGCTGATTCAGGTTCAAAACTTACTAAAGTTGAGACAGAACCACAAGTAGATTACAAAAACTAGAACAAACCAAGAACATATCCATATTACCGGTTGACAAATGTCCGATAGTGTGATATATTTAAGTACACTATGAAAAAAGATTTACCAAGAATATACCTAGATATGGACGGAGTTCTTTGTGACTTCGGTAAACAAATAGAAAAGGCGACTGGTCAGTCTAAATCAGCGTGGTTGAGTTTACCTACTAGTAAAAAGTGGGACAAGGTTTTAAGGTACCCTAAATTTTGGGAAAACATGCCTTGGCTGGGTCAAGGTAAAGTAATGTACAACTTTGTTAAGAAGTACAATCCACATATTCTATCAGCGTATATGGAAAAAACCTTTGATCCTAATTGTATACCAGGCAAGTCAGCGTGGTGTAGAAAGAACTTAGGTATGTCTAGTGCTAGAGTTAATCTGGTTAGAAGACGAGAGAAACAACTCTATGCAATGAATGCAGGGCAACCCTCTATTCTTATAGATGATTACGACAAAAATACATCACAATTCACGGCTAAAGGTGGTATCGGTATCACTTTCAAATCAGCCTCTCAAACAATATCACAACTCAAAAAACTAGGTTTTTAATCTTATAAATAGTATAAGTTATAACAGATTTTAATTAATTAATTAAGGAGAGAATTATGTCTTTATGGGGAAACGATATCAAACCCAAAAACTTAACTACCTCAGAAGCTAAGGAAGTTTACGCAACACCTTCAGGCTGGGTTAGAGAAGCGGGTTCAGTATTATCCGGAAACGGAAACACAAGCGCAACACCAGAAGTATTAGTAGCAATCGGTGGATTGAATGTTAATATGGGTACTGCGAACATCACAGACTTGGAATTTGTAAACACAGTTTACGATAAGTCAGCTGGTTTCACTATGTCCGTGCTAGCACGATTTAATGAAGCAGTTACAGTTACAGGTACACCGCAACTTTCAGTTACAAATGGTAACCAAGGTGCAA